TTGCAAAAGCGCAATTGGTCATAGTATCTGTAGAAGTCCAACGTAATGCACTTGGAATTTCTGGGTCACTTAAAATATCAATAGCAGTTTGACCACCTGTATTAACACCACTACTGCTACCATTAGTAAACAAATAAATGAATAAATTATCTGCAACTCTTGCATCTGTTTGTGCTGGAGTTGTGTTTGTAGTTAAACTAGCGACAGCGGCGCCACTACTAAATGTAACTAATTTACCATCATAGTAAATGTCACCAAATGTGTAACTACCACCACCGCCACCTTGGTTGTCTTGATGTTCTGCTAATGCAATAACATACCACATTGTTTTTTGGTCTGTGCTAATTTTGGCATCAATAATTGGTCCACCAACAAATGCACTACCATATACTACAGGTATCTTATTATCAGTTGCTGGTGGTATTTGAACACGACCGCCACCACTACCACCACCATCACCTTGAGAACCGGCACGTTTTGATAATAATTTGCTGACACCCAATGTTAATGCAATATTAACGGCAAAGGTAACAACGGCAGCACCTACAGCACCTAATCCAAGTGCGGCAATAATCGGTGCGGCAATTAATTGTGGCATATTATTCTCCTGCTATCCATAATTTTTCAGTTAATTTATAGTTAAACTTTTCCATATCAATATTAAATAATGGCTTTGACGTTGAAAAGGTATGAGTATAAATTCTTTTTTCTTTCATTAAATTATTTGCTTCATTATTATATTGTTTAATCAATTTATAACCTGCTCTAGTGTTACGCCATTCTTCTTCTATATAAATCAATGCATGCCATAATACAAAAGTATTTTTATGCCATATACTTGAATTAATATATCCAGCGCATATACCAATTGATTTTTCCGATTCAGCAACTAATATTAATCCTCCACCATTAATCATAAGTGTAAACAAACTATTAAGATATGAATCATCTAACACAATATCATTACTGTATTCATTGTGTTCTAAAACTCTTGCTTTATGAACTGTTTCTATAAAGTAAGGCATATCAAATTTATTTGCTTTCCTTACGTTCATGATTGAATTTGTTCTCCTTCTGGTTCTGTGCTTGGGGCACCACCACCACCACCGCGTCCTGGTACAACAGTAGTTGATTGTGGTTTTTGTCCAAAATCAAACTGTACACCAGAAATTGCATATACTTGATCCATACTTGTATCTGTTGGATTAAAGAATTTCCAACTTTCTTCGTTAGTTTTTCTACCAGCAATACGATTTTCTAATATTGTTTTATAACTACTTGCGGCTATAGAAACAGTAAATGTATCAAAGTTATTGTCATTATCTAAATCTTCTGCAATATTGTAATTTGTTACAATACCTGTAAATCTTGGATATGTATTTTGTAATACATAATTGTTATCATAGAATCCACGTATAACTTCTATTTCACTACCTCTAATTTTAGTAGATAAAACAGTATAAATGTTATTACCATCTACACCACTTAATGAAATTGTTGTATCGCCACTAGTAACTCTAATATCACGTTTTTGTGATCCAACAGCCAGTAATCCACCTAGTGGATCATATACAACATTACCAATAGTTTCTTCTTTATAACTGGAACTAAAGGTATGTATTGTCGTATTAGCAGTATTACCATATTCATTGAATATAGTAAGTTTAACAAATTCAGCAGTACTAATTGCTGTACTATTTTGTACTTCTGGTATATTAGCCATTACGCAGTCCCCACGTATTCATATAAATTAAACGAATCACTAAATTCTAATAACGCATTGTTTACAACTGTGCCATTTTGTATTACTGCACCACCCGGCATCAATTTATAAATTGGCATATTTGGACAAAACATATTAAATTGACATACATTACCAACTCTGATTGGTTGACCAACAAGATTGCCTGTCAATATGTTTGGTCTGTTTGTTGTTACAATAACAGATGATCCTGTACCTCTTAATACACGTGTTGTACTTGTAAAGGGATAAGGATATGCATTTATTGCACCAATTTGTATTAAATCATTAGGTTCAAATAATACTCTACTTGCAGGTACTACTGGTAAATTAGTTAATTCTAATTGGTCACCTGTAAAATCTGAAACAGTGATATTGTTAATCATTGTTTGCGACATTGTACCTTGATATTTAAAAATCCAACTAAGACATGCATTATCAGCAAATGTAATTACTTCTGGATTTATTCTATCAAGATTATCCAATGCCTCCATTAAATCACGTGCCTGATTATAACGCAATGATGAAGGCATGTCTAATGTAAAACGCCATGGATTTCTAGTTGGCGTAGAACTAGTTCTAGGAATTTCATTTCTAGTATATTGTATGCCAACAAGTTTTCTACGGTCTATTGCTAGACCATTGCAATTGTTAATAATTGTTTGTAATCCTGCCATGTTATTTTCCTATTATGCCAATCGATATGGCAACTCTTTTTCTGCCATTTTAACTGAACCCAATAATGTCTTACGATTCTCTGCAAACAACTGTGCAACACTCTTGGCATCTAGTGCGCTGATATTGTTTGTAATATAATTGTTTGTAACTGGTGCAGATATTTGTCCTGCACCCAATTGATTACCTTTTCCTAACTGATTATTAGGAATAATAGTTCCTGCTGTTTTAGGAACGAACAACTCAGGACCCTTTTCACCAACAATACTTGGTTTGTTAACTGGAGGATTACCACCATTTGCAAATCCTAATAATGATCCAAAGAAACTACCTGCATTTCCTAAAATACTACTTAGGAACTTGGTTGCTTGTGCTTTAAGTTCAATAGCAATCAAGTCTTTAATAACTGAAGTTGCAAAATCCTTAAACTTAAACTTACCTGTTTGTACAAAGTCATCAATAGCACGACCCATATTACCAAACAAACTATCTACCTTTTGTACTGCTAATACTGTAGGATCAATACTGCGCTGAATTTCTTCCATGCGTTTAGCAACAGCACCAGCAACGTCTGTTCGTTCTGCTTTTCGTGTTGCTTCAATAACTTTATTTTCTGCTGCCAATCTTGCATTTGCATAGCCAAGTGCCGCCTGACGCAATGCCTCAATTTGTGCCATTTCTTGTTGGAATCTTGCTTCACCAAGTTTGGCTCTGTTGTTTTCCAATTCAATTTGTTTGATACCCAAATCAATTAATTTGCCACGCAACTCACGTTCAACATCAAGTTTGACTAAGTTATCTTGTAGTTTGTCACCAAATTGACCTACAAGATTTAATTGCTCTTGTAATTGGAACAAACTTTCGCTATTCTGAGCAGCCGTACGAGTTTTTTCAAGTTCTAAATTTAACTTTTCTTGTGCCAATCGTCTTTGTTCAATGGCTGCTAATGTTGCTGTTGCTGCCTGTTCTTGTGTCCCAACACTTTCTTTAATCTTTGCAATTTCTGCATCAATTAATGGAATCAATGCCTTTTCACTATCAGCCAAATCTCGTTTTTGTTTAATTAATTGGTCAATAGTTTCGCTTGCACGTTTTTGAATATCATCAAGGGCTTGCTGTAGAGCGATTTGTTCTTCGCTCATAGTCATAGATTTTAATTGGTCATCTAAGCCCTTTTGAAATTCTGCATTTCTGTCACGATAAGATTGTGTGATATCAAGAATACTTTGACGCAACTTTTTATTGGCGTCTGTTACTTCACGAACCTGTTGTGCTTGTACTTTTAATGTTTGATTTTGACGTTCTAATCGTTTTGTTTCTGCATCTGATTGGTCAGGCGCTTTAATTTTGCTACTGATACCAATAAACTCTTTAAGTTTATCAATACCCTTACCAATCCATTCAACTAAACTATTTCCAGTAATTAATCTGAATACTTCATTTAATCCATATAATGCCGCTGATACTGCGGCAACTAATGGAATCATTCTTAGTAAGCCGGCGCCGATGGCAGCGAATGCGGTGCCTAACATACCAGCGCTACCTATTAAAGCAGTAATAGTTGTGACTACTCTTCCTATTACGCCTGATAATGTAGTAAATGGTATTGCCCATAACATAGCAACATTCTTAAGAATATTGCCTACTGTTTTTAAGTTAGCAATCAACATTACTAAGCCAGCGCTGGCCGCGGCAGCGCCGACTTTCCATAATCCAAATGCAATACCTAATCCTGTTGCGGCTTTTGCTAACAATTCTACTGCCTTAGCAGTTGCTAATAATCCGGCACTAAGTCCTGCAATCTTAACTAATGCATCAATAAAGTTATTGATTTGTTCATCAGTCAATCGTTCAACAAACTTTGCTAATGGTTCTAGTGCTTTTAAAATAGCAAGATTTACTCTAGTAAATGCCCTATCTAATTTATCCTGCAATTCTGCGGCAGCACGAACTGACTCAGCAAATTTTCTAGATTCTTCTGTTGCTTTACCATAACTATTTGCAACATTGTTCCAATCAATGCCGCGGGCCGCTTTACCAAGCAACTCTTGTGCAAGTTTTAGTCTTTGGCTGGCATCTGTAATACCGGCAAGACCTGTAATTGTTTTCTGTAATAGGTCTTGTTCACTTAGTGTACGCAAATCATTTAAACTTACACCTACTTGAGCAAACGCACTTTGAGCAGTCTTACTTCCTTCTGCTGCCTCACCAATTGTTTGTACAAATTTTAATAATGATTGCTGTGCTTTTTCGCTATCGCCACCACTTAAGAATACTGCTTGACTGAATCCTAAAACGTTTTGTGTAGCAATACCTGTTGCCATAGTAACGTCTTGTACTGCATCGGCATATTTGACGGCATTGTTAATTGCAACACCAAATGCAAGTCCTGCTAATGCAGTGCGAAACCCATCAAATGTACTATTAAGACTTTCTACTTTTTTGTTTAGTCTGTCTAAGTTGCGAATAGCAGGGTTGGTATTCGCATCAACTGTAAAATTCATATCTGCCATTTGTTATCTCCCTGCCAAAATATCTTTTAATCGTTTTTGCATAAACTTCTCAGTTGGTTCACTCATACCTTTAGGTGCTTGCTTACTGTAACCATCTTCAAGTCTTTGTGCATATGGGTAATCTGCTACAATCTCAGTTTTACTACGCATCTTAGTTCTGCGTCTTGCATTACCACTACGAATAGGAGTATTCTTTACGAATTCCTGGTAAACTTCCTGTGGCAATTTGTCTAACTTTTTTTGTACCTTTTGTATGGCACTAGTTATATTATTCTGAACTGAGAATGTTAGCACGTTCTTTACCCTTGTTAAAAATCTCTAGCAATTCGTTATTTGTATAATCGGGCAATGGATCTCTACCATTGTTCATTGCCTTCTTGTTGTGATAGTTTTCAAACGTTAGTGCGGCGTCCATCACATACAAATCAAACGTATTACCTTGACTTAGTACTTGACTTGGCAACATACCATATCGTTTTCCTAAGCCATCCAATTGTAATAACGACACCATCTTAGCACTTTCTAAGTCAATAGTGTCGTTCGTTACTTTCCCAATAACTCAGTAACCTTTGTAATTGCTTTCATTAACACATGGGTAGGCAACATATTCTTATCGTTAAGAATTTCTTTACCTTTCTCATCAAGAATAAGTGTTTTTACAATTTCAATAATTGATGCACTTTGATTGCCGTCTGTAATGTTTGCTAATCGCATAAACACTTCCATTGGCTGACGATCCCATGTATGAAATGTTAGAGGTTCACCGTATTCTTTAACGGTATCCTCATCGTCAATAGACATTTCAATTAGTTTTGGTTGTGCTGTGAGTTGTGAAAGTTTCATTTGTTATCTCCTTTAATTTATTAACTTCTATCTAGTATTTAGTCTCGTCTAATCTATCTTCTAGTAGTTGATTTAATAGTGCAAGTCTAAATGCCTGTTTTGCTTTTAGTTGTCTGATTGTTGCCTGCATGTTATCCAACATAGGAATCATTTTGGCTTCGTCTGCAATCAAACTGCGAATCTTTTCTTCTTCGGTTTTTAACCATGTATTGTCAGTAGTCATTTGTTCTCCTTTTAACTTATTAAAAAAGGGGACGTTTTTAGGCGCCCCCTCTATGTTTAACAAATCAAAACAAATTAGTT